ATTATGACTGTCATCTGCGATAGTAGCAGTTAAAGTTCCATCACCTAAATTAGTCAGAGTAACAGCACCAGATAGGTCTCCTGCTAAAGTGATAGTAGGATCTGCAGTAGCAGTAGTTGCAATTGACATAGCATTTGCACTGAATGTAGCAGAACCAGTTACAGCACCAGTTAAAGCAACTGAAGCACCAGCACCTAGTTTCTGACCTAAGTTGGTCGAAACAGTCGTAGCAAAGTTAGCATCATCACTTAAAGCAGCAGCCAACTCATTAAGAGTATCTAGAGTTGCTGGAGCAGATGCCACCAAGTCAGAAACTTCTGATGAAATTACTCCTCTAATAGCAGTATTAGTAGACAACAAGTTACTGTTGAGTAAATCAACTCTAGCAGATTCGTCAGATACTAACGAACGGATAGCAGTATTAGTACCAGTTAATCCAGTCCATAAGTCACCGTCTTCAGTTTCTAAAGCAGTTGCTCTACCTTGTAAAGCAGAGATATCGCTGTCGTTAGAACTAATCAACGAACGGATAGCAGTATTAGTACCAGTTAATCCAGTCCATAAGTCACCGTCTTCAGTTTGTAGAGCAGATATTTCAGCATCGTTATCTGTAATTGTAGATCTAATTGCTGTATTAGTAGCAATCAAGTTATTTTCTAACTGCGTGATTTTATTTGTATTATCCGTAGGACTATTTACTAACATATCGTCAGTAATAGTTCCAGTTGTTATTGTGTTATTTGCGTGTAATTTATTGTTTGATCCGAATACTACGTTGCTTCCAACGTTTAATCCGTGTTTTGCGACAAATGCTTTTTTAGTTGCCATAAGAGTTCTTTTCCGTCTAAGTTAAAAAAATTAGCAACTACTAAATTGCCTTTGTCACTTTATTGAATAATATAAGTATTATGGGTATATTTATAAACCCAAATTTTTATTAAAGTCTCAATTTAACCTTTCTAGAATTAAGTCTTTATATGTTTATCTGCCTATTCCTCAACAACCGTTCTGGTTGATTTAAATTCAACACCAGTTGTAGTTGGGTCAGCATAAAGTAGAATATTACCACCAACCAGTTCAACTGAATATTCACTCAATGAAATATCATTAGTTTCGAGTGTAGCATATTCAGTATAATCCATACTACCACTTGAATTTTTTACTGCAGCGATAGTCGTATAATTATATGCACCAGTTTTATTTGCCACAACATTATATGTTACAGCAGCAACTGCATCTGAAGATATAGAATCTATTGCTGTGTTTTCGTCTCCAGAAACAATCTGTTCGAATGTCTCAACCGTTGGTTCTGCAGTTGCTACATTTTCTCCAACAACTCTTGAAGACATTATTTCAGCGAATAATCTATTTCTACTTTTTGCCATAACTTATATTTATAACACTGAATTTCGTGCGCAAAAAAGGAGACCGAAGTCTCCTCTTTATTATAACTTACTTACTTACAATCAAGCAACAGTTGCCAACTTAACTACCTTAACAGCAGAAGATGAAACGGTTGGAGTACAAGTCACAGTAAGTGTACTACCAGTTATACTAGCATCAACTGAACCTAACTCACTAGCACCAGTAGTAACAGTCGCATACTCAGACAATACAACATTAGTACCATCGTGAGTAAGAAGAACTTCCATAGAATGGAACTCATTCGCAACAGTGTCTTCAATCTCAACAAGATACTTAACTGTTCTAGCATCAGCAGTACCGAAAGTATCGATAGTCTGAGCAGTAGTACCACTAAGTGTTGCAGAAGCAGTGCTAATGTCAGCATTAACGTCAACGAAGTTTGCAGCACTTGAGTAAGTCTGAACAGATACAACATCATCTGCAGCAGCACCATCCGATAACCAAACAGAAGTAGTATTCGCTGCTTCATAGTCAGAACCAGCAAGTAGCATAATACCATTCATAAATACAGAGATCTTACCTGCTGTATAATCAAGTGTCGTACCGAAGTCATCAACACCAGTAAATGATTGCTGACCAGCAGTAGCAGTATATGCTAACTCTGTGAACACATAATTGTTATTCGCAGCATATGCTTGGAATGCAGTATTCGAAACATAAGTAGAACTCAAGTGAGCATTACTTGCGAAGTCATCAGATATCGATACAGCGAAACTTGCAGTATTAGAACTAAACGAACCAGAACCAGTAACATCACCAGTTAAAGTAACAGTAGCACTAGCACCTAGTTTCTGACCTAAGTTGGTCGTTAAGGTAGTTGCAAAACTAGGATCGTCACCTAATGCAGTAGCTAACTCATTTAACGTATCTAGAGTCGCAGGAGCAGATGCTACTAAGTCAGCAACAGCACTATCAGTATAAGCACGGATAGCAGTATTACTAGCAGTTAAGTTTGTATTAACTAAATCAATTCTAGCAGACTGATCTGAAACTAATGAACGAATCGCAGTATTAGTACCAGTTAATCCTGACCATAGATTAGTATCTACTGTCTGTAGAGCAGAAATATCCGAATCATTAGAACTAATTAAAGACCTAATAGCAGTATTACTAGCAGTTAAGTTAGAATTAACTAAATCAATTCTAGCAGATTCGTCAGAAACTAACGAACGGATAGCAGTATTAGTGCCAGTTATTCCAGTCCATAAGTCACCGTCTTCCGTCTGTAGAGCAGAAATATCTGAATCATTAGAACTAATTAAAGATCTAATAGCAGTATTGGTTGAAAGTAATTCAGTCCAAGTTGCTTTATCAGATACATTGATTACAGTATCAAAAGTAGTTCCATCAGCAACAGAAATACGGAAGTTATTGTTAGCAGTAGTAAATGCTGTTCCAGTAACACCAGCAACAGTCTGAGTAGACATACTTGTAACACGACCATCAGCACCAACAGTTACAACAGGAACTAATGTAGCAGAACCATAAGCACCAGCAACAACACCTGAGTTAGCAAACGCAGTAGAAAGTGATACAGCATTAGCACTAAAGTTAGCAGAACCAGAAACAGCACCAGTTAATGTAACACTAGCACTAGCACCTAGTTTCTGACCTAAGTTAGTAGTCAGAGTTGTAGCAAAGTTAGCATCATCACCTAAAGCAGCAGCCAACTCATTAAGAGTATCTAGAGCAGCAGGACTAGAATCAACTAGATTAGCAACAGCAGTATCAGTATAAGAACGGATAGCAGTATTAGTAGACAACAAGTTACTGTTAAGTAAATCAACTCTCGCAGATTCGTCAGATACTAAAGATCTAATAGCAGTATTAGTACCAGTCAATCCAGTCCATAAGTCACCATCTTCAGTTTGAAGAGCAGTAATATCTGAATCATTAGAACTAATCAGAGAACGGATAGCAGTATTAGTACCAGTCAATCCTGCCCAAGTTGCTCTAGTGTTTAAGTCTGTTTGCAATCCATCTACGTTAGCAATAGTATGATTATGAGAATCATCAGCAATTACTGCAGTAATAGTAGCATCACCTGAACCATCAAAAGACGCAGAACCAGTAACATCACCAGTCAGTCCAATAGTCCTAGAAGTTGCTAAAGCAGTCGCAGTTGCAGCATTACCAGTAGTAGAACCAGAAGTACCAGTTACATTACCAGTTACATTACCAGTTACATTACCAATTAGAGTATTCGCAGTTAAGTCACCAGTAACGGTTGTGTCACCAGAAATAGCACCACCAGTTTTATCAAACTTAGCATCTAATGCAGTTTGTAAACCATCAACGTTTCCAACAATATGATTATGAGAATCATCAGCAATCGCAGTCGTAATAGTGATAGCATTAGCACTAAATGAAGCAGTACCTGATACATCACCAGATAATGTTACAGTAGCAGTAGAACCTAGTTTCTGACCTAAGTTGGTCGAAACAGTCGTAGCAAAGTTAGCATCATCACCTAAAGCAGCAGCCAATTCATTTAACGTATCGAGCGCAGCAGGACTTGAATCAACTAGATTAGCAACAGCAGTATCAGTATAAGCACGGATAGCAGTATTACTAGCAGTTAAGTTTGTATTAACTAAATCAATTCTAGCAGACTGATCTGAAACTAATGAACGAATAGCAGTATTAGTACCTGTTAGATTAGTATTTAATACATCAACTCTCGCAGACTCATCAGAAACTAATGAACGGATAGCAGTATTAGTACCAGTTAAGTTTGTATTAACTAAATCAACTCTCGCAGACTCATCAGAAACTAATGAACGGATAGCAGTATTAGTGCCAGTCAATCCAGTCCATAAGTCACCATCTTCAGTTTGAAGAGCAGTAATATCTGAATCGTTATTACTAATTAAAGATCTAATAGCAGTATTAGTACCAGTCAATCCTGCCCAAGTTGCCTTAGTGTTTAACTCAGTCTGTAATCCATCTACATTACCGATAATATGGTTATGAGAATCATCAGCAATAGTAGTTGTGATAGAAACAGCATTTGCGCTGAATGTAGCAGAACCTGACACATCGCCAGTTAAAGCAACTGAAGCACCAGCACCTAGTTTCTGACCTAAGTTGGTCGTTAAGGTTGTCGCAAAGTTAGCATCATCGTTTAAAGCAGCAGCCAACTCATTAAGAGTATCTAGAGTTGCTGGAGCAGAATCTACAAGACCAGAAACTTCTGATGAAATTACTCCTCTAATAGCAGTATTAGTAGATGTAATCGCCGACCATAAGTTAGTATCTTCAGTTTCTAGATCTGATACATTACCTTGTAAGGTAGAGATGTCGCCATCGTTAGATGTAATCAATGCACGGATAGCAGTATTACTAGCAGTTAAGTTTGTATTAACTAAATCAATTCTAGCAGACTGATCTGAAACTAATGAACGGATAGCAGTATTAGTACCAGTTAAACCAGTCCATAAGTCGCCATCTTCAGTTTCTAAAGCAGTTGCTCTACCTTGTAAAGCAGAGATATCGCTGTCATTAGAACTAATTAAAGACCTAATAGCAGTATTGGTTGAAAGTAATTCGGTCCAAGTTGCTTTATCAGATACATCGATTTGAGTATCAAATGTAGTACCGTCAGCAACCGCAACACGTAAGTTGTTATTAGCAGATGTAAATCCAACAGAAGTTACACCAGCAACAGTCTGAGTTGTTACACTTGTAACACGACCATCATTACCAACAGTTACAACAGGAACTAATGTAGCAGAACCGTAAGTTCCGCCAGTAACACCTGAATTTGATAACGTAGTAGAAAGTGATACAGCATTAGCACTAAATGAAGCAGAACCAGTAACATCACCAGTTAATGCAACGGTAGCAGTTGAACCTAGTTTCTGACCTAAGTTGGTCGAAACAGTAGTTGCGAAGTTAGCATCATCACCTAAAGCAGCAGCCAACTCATTAAGAGTATCTAGAGCAGCAGGACTAGAATCAACTAGATTAGCAACAGCAGTATCAGTATAAGAACGGATAGCAGTATTGGTAGAAACTAATGCTGACCATAGATTAGTATCTTCGCCTTGTAGAGCAGTAATATCGCCATCGTTAGATGTAATCAATGCACGGATATCAGTATTAGTTCCAACTAAGTTTGTATTAAGAACATCAACTCTAGCAGATTCATCAGATACTAATGAACGGATAGCAGTATTAGTACCAGTTAAGTTTGTATTAACTAAATCAACTCTAGCAGATTCGTCTGATACTAAAGATCTAATAGCAGTATTAGTACCAGTTAAGTTTGTATTAACTAAATCAACTCTAGCAGATTCGTCTGATACTAAAGATCTAATAGCAGTATTAGTACCAGTTAATCCTGACCAAGTTGCTCTAGTGTTTAAGTCTGCTTGAAGTCCATCAACGTTAGCAATAATATGATTATGAGAATCATCAGCAATAGTAGTTGTGATAGAAACAGCATTAGCACTAAATGAAGCAGTACCAGTAACATCACCAGTTAATGCAACAGTAGCACTAGAACCTAGTTTCTGACCTAAGTTGGTCGTTAAGGTTGTCGCAAAGTTCGCATCATCACCTAACGCATCCGCAAGTTCGTTTAATGTATCTAGAGTTGCTGGAGCAGAATCTACAAGACCAGATACCTCTGAAGAAATTACTCCTCTAATAGCAGTATTAGTAGATGTTATCGCTGACCATAGATTAGTATCTTCAGTTTCTAGATCTGATACATTACCTTGTAAAGCAGTAATATCACCATCATTAGAACTGATTAGAGATCTGATAGCAGTATTAGTACCAGTTAGATTAGTATTAAGAACATCAACTCTAGCAGACTGATCAGATACTAAAGATCTAATAGCAGTATTAGTACCAGTTAAACCAGTCCATAAGTCGCCATCTTCAGTTTCTAAAGCAGTTGCTCTACCTTGTAGAGTACTGATGTCACCATCGTTAGAACTAATCAGAGAACGAATCGCTGTGTTACTAGCAGTTAAGTTAGAATTAACTAAATCAATTCTATCAGTTTCTACGTCAATATTGCTTTGCGTAGAAGAAATTTGAGAATTTACGTATGTATTTGATGCTAACGTACTTGTGTCGTTAGTAATTTTTGATTCAACAGCATTTAAGTCTATTGAAATTTGTGATAATGTTACACCATTATTTGCCGATACATCTGCGTGATTACTGGTATATATACTTTTTTTACCAATTATATCCGCGAGGTCTCTAGATCTTGATTTAGCCATGGGAGTTTTCCTTGTTATTTAGAATAGTTTTTGTAAAATATAACCTTTGAGTCGTAATTTAATCATCCAGGTGTTCATTTCCCACCTTTAGATGTTCAATATCCCATCTATAGACTATAACAATGTTGGTGTTCATTTCCCACCAGTTAAAAGGTTCTTACAGTATTATTTATAAGAATAAACGTTCTGTTTAGATAGTTATGCTTGTTCTGATAACTTTAATTGTTGTGTTAGAATTGATAGGTGTAACTTTCAACCTTACTGAACCACTATCAATATCGCTGTCAATACTGCCTAAAGTATTTAAGGATTTGATGGCACCATATTCTGTTATATAGGTATCTGACCCATCGTGTAATACCATTACTTCCGAAGTTTGATATGTGTTGTTAGCATTGTTTGTCATTTGAACAATATACTTAGCACTTCTATAATCACCAGTTCCCCAACTATCGACTACGGTTTCACTAACAGCACTTGTAGTTTGCGTATTAGTTGTGATGTCAGCATCCACATTAACCCAAGATAGATATGCTGAGTATGCCTGAACGCAAACGATCTCATCAGGACCTGTGCTATCAGTAAGTGTGATCGAACTTGTATTTGAAACGTAAGTATAGTCAGTATTTGCTTTAAGTAAAATACCATTTAGATGAACAGTTAAATTACTTTTATCGTGAATTAATGTTTTACCAAAGTCATCTGTTCCTTCAAATACAGTTTGATTATTAGAAGAAGTGAAATTGAATTGATTGAAAGATTTTCTAGTGAGGGAATCTTTGTCTGACCAAGAAAGGGTTCCAGAACCGTCTGTTTCTAGAACCTGTGCTGACGCACCATCTGAAGTCGGGAAGGTGAATGGATTAGTATTACCTAGTGTGAGTGTTCCTATTTTAGAAATTGCGGTGTTAGAACCGATTTCGAAAATAGCACTTCCGTCGGAAGAGAAGAGTTTCTTATCTCTGGTGTTTAAGGCAATTTCGCCTTGTTGTAAGTCTGCAGTTGTTGGTGACTTGCCTCTGACAGCAGACCGTTTAATCTTTAATATCGATGCCATATATATGGTTTTCCTTTCAAAGTCTATGTAGACCAGTTATAATCAATTTTAGTGTTATATAACACTTTTGTATATTTATAACAAAAATATATTATGCGTAAAAAAAGGTGCCGAAGCACCTTTCATCATTTTGAGTTACTTATTAGTAAGTACCACCGTCAATGATAGCATCAACTTGTGCTAAAGTATAACCAGTAGCAGTAATATCTACTGTGCCAGCAGGTTCAGTTTGAGTATCTTTATAGAACACAATAACACCAGAAGCAGAAGCATCTCTATGCCAACCAGAGTACTTAGTAGTAGCACCAACAACATACTTACCATACATACCAATATCAACAGTATCTGCAGAGTTGTTAGCAGATAACTTAATAGCAGAGTCATCAACGTTTACAGTAGAAGATGAAATATAAGTAGTAGCACCCTCAACAGTTAAGTTACCATCAACAGTTACGTTACCACCAACACCTAAATCGCTTGTGACTGATAGATCGTTACCGATTGTTACGTCATTAGGTAAACCAACTTGGAATGAAGTTCCTTCACCAGCAGAACCTGAAACTTCAACCTCGTTAGTAGTACCAGTAACAGCAGAAGCATAGTTACCAGTAGTCTTAGTGCCTAAAGCAATAGAGTTGTCAGCAATAGTATTAGCAACAACAGCACTTGCTGAAAGTTGAGTAGCAGTAATAGTTCCGTCAGCAATATCACCAGCAACAATAGTTTTGGCAGCAATCTTAGCAGAGGTAACAGCACTATCTTGGATTTGATCAGTATCAACACCAGACGATTTAATAGTAACAGCACCAGATGTAACATCAAAGTCTTCAGAATCAAAACTCGCAACACCCTTATTAGATGAAGATGCATCTTCACCAGCAACAGTAATTGTACCACCAGTTGCCGATACGTCAATACCTTCACCAGCAGAAACCGTAAGAACGTCATCAGAGAAACCAGCATTATCAGATGATAACGTAATAGTTGCTGCATCAGTACCGTCTGCAGTTGCTAATGAATAAATATCGCCAGACAGTATTTGGGTATCACCGTTGGTATCACCAACAAATAGTTTCTTGTCTACAATATTTACTGCAATTTCGCCTTCTACAAGACCTGTTGGAACCGAATCGGCAGTATTACTTCTTTTTAATTTAATTATTGATGCCATTCGGACACTCCTGTATTAATTCGTTGTTATATTCTATTTATAAAAAAAACTTTACCGCAATCCACCACTTCTAGTTGGTTTGGTTTGGTTTGTTCTTTTTTCCTTAACATTCTCTGGGACGAAATTTAAATAATAATTTAAATCATCCTTCATTTTTCTATTTTTCATTTCGAGTTCTAAGATTTGATTAATAACAGTTCTTGGAACTGGAATGTTTTCATTTTCTTTTAACTCTTTTTCTAACATTGATATTTTAGTTCTTAGAGCAAGAACAACTTTATTAAGTAAATTTATTTGCTCTTCGGATTGTTTTGTATATTCAGTTAAAATATTTTCTGCTTGTTTATAATTTTCCATTCACCTAAAAAGTTCCACCATTCAAATCACCAAAAGTGGGAGTTCCATTTGCAGCAACCTGCATAATTTGCCCACTAGAACCATTAATATAATCTACTATTCCACCAGTCTTAGCAAAAAGAATTGAATTTTCTGTTGCTGTGCCCAATGTTAATGTGTTGCTTACAGTAAAATTAGTATAAGAACCACTACCACCAAGAACAATACTTTCAAGGTTAGCAATTTTATCCATTGCTAATTTACCACCAATATATTCTACGGTAGTTGATACACTCGAATTGGCAGTCTGTCCAATGAATAATTTATCAGACGAAAAGGAATATGCTAATTCACCATTAGCAAGGGAAGGTGGGGTGTCAGTCGTTTGACTGCGTTTTATTTGGAGTATAGTATTGGCGGACACTAGAAATCTCCTCCGTCTAATCCAACATTATCACCATCATAAGTAAATACTTTTTCGGATTTAAATGTGTTAGTATTTTCATCCCAGATTAAAGTCGCACCAGATTCTGTTCCTTCTGCTTTTGATTGATCAACATCTGATAGAGAACCAGCAGTTGTAGCAACGCCAGTACTTTTAATTGTCATTGTTGGTTCCGAAGAACTCATCGTAGCACTAAACCCTGAAGATGTCGAAGAAATTTTAGCAGTAATTCCCATAACCTTATCTCGTCACTTGCGGGGTTACTGTTACCATCCCCTCAATTAACCTTGATGTGGTGTTTGCAGCAGATGTTAATTCGACATCATACACATAACGACCCGACTCTAAATTAGCAGTTGTAGTTCTTCCTAATGATAGTATTACCACACCATCAGATCTTGGTGATCCGAAAACAAGAGCAAAAGTTGTTGATGTTTCTGAAGCATAATGCTTTCTAATTTGACCGTCACCAGCATAACCAGTTAAGTCTTGAACATTACCGTTGTCGTCTGTTACTGTGATCGAAGTAGAAAAGTCTGAACCTTGGTCAATGATTATATTTGCTTTAGCACCCATATACTATTTATTTCCTTTAAGTGTTTCAACTTCAGCAGAAAGTTCTTTAATTGCTTCAATTAATAATGCATGTAAAGAATCATAATTAACTACCTTATGTTCTTCATCAGTATTCAAACCAGTAACAGTCTTAACTGCTTGTGGTAAAACCTTTTCAACATCCTGAGCAATTACACCAGCAGATCTAGAACCGTCTTTCTTCCAATCAAATTCAACACCAGTAAGTTGTTTAACCTTATCTAAGGCATTCTCAACTGGAGTAATGTTTTCTTTTAGTTTTATATCTGAAGCAGTAGTTGTAGAGTAAGCAATTACGTCACCATCACAATGTAAGTCTCCATCGTTTTCTAGACGCATATCTAGAACACCATCTAAGTACCAATCGTGAGTAGTGGCATTAATCTTATAATAATCATTAGTGTCTACACCAATTTGTGTTATATTACTTCTTTGGTCAGCATCAACACTAAGAGAGTGTGTAGTTCCTTCACCCGTAGTGGCAGCAGTAGAAGTTAAACCAGTTCCACCAGTAACAGTCGCAACATAATTACCAGAAGTATCAGTTCCTAATACAACATCATTGTTATAGGTTGTAGTAATATTAACAAGAACGTTTCCAGTTCCGTCAAAATCAGTGTTGGCATAACCCGACACATCACCTGCTAATCGAACACCAACATTTCTGGAAGTTGCTAATTGAGTTGCAGTATTCGCATTACCAATAGTATCTTGATCACCAATAGCATTAACACCAGCAAGATTAATGTTAGCAGTACCATCAAAACTTACTCCACCGATAGTTCTAGCAGTTGCTAGGGCAGTAGCAGTATCTGCATTACCAGTCACAGCACCTTCAAAAGTTCCAGCAACCATTGTCTCAGAACCAACTGTCCATTTATCTGCAGTTTCGTCCCATAATAATGTCTTATCTGCAGAGGTTCCACGTTCAATAGAGATACCACCATCTTGAGATGGGGCACCAGTTTCGTTACTATTGAGAACAATAATATTATCAGCAAGGTTGATAGTTTCTGTATTAACAGTAATTGTATTACCAGATACCGTTAAGTCCCCACCAATAACAACACTATTAGTAACATTCAAACTATTACCAATTGTCACATTATCAGGTAAACCAACTGTGACCGTACCATTAGTTCTTGATACAGTAGTTTCATTAGCAGTAGCACTAATTCCTAGCACCGCACCAGTCGAAGCATCCTTAAGAGCAACTGCTCCAGAAGTTACTGAGAAATCGCCAGAGTCAAATGAGGCAACACCCTTAACGGTTGTATTCGCAGCATCGATCGTCTCATCAAACATAACACCATCAGCAGTCGAAATTCGTAAGTGGTTATTCGAAGAAGTATATGTAAACCCAGAAACACCAGCAACATTCGCATGACTGATTCCAGTTACTTGTCCTTCCTTATTAACCGTGATTGTAGGAACTTGAGTCGCATTACCTCTTGTCGCACCAGCAGTCATAGTGTTAGCAAGTTGAGCAGTTGATATACCCGCAGTTTTAATACTTACCGCACCAGAAGTTACACTAAAGTCTGCATTAGCAAAAGAAGCAACACCTTTAGTAGAGGTCGTAGCATCCTCACCTGCGATAGTTAATTCGTTTGCAGCAACAGTAATATCAATACCAGAACCCTCAGTAAATTGTAGAGTTTCGCCTAAATTTACCGCATCAGTCGTACCTGCAGCACCATCCCTGATGGTAAAACTAGGATTGGCGAGCATAGCATTAGTAAGGGTGTCGTTTGAGATAGTATTGTTAGCATGCAACTTAGCATTAGCACCAATTACCGTCGTGCCTTCATTCGAGATAGCACCAGCAATGTCAGTATCACCATTAACATCTAAGTTAGTTGTGATATTAACATTACCAGTAACTGCTACATTAGTTGCAACAGTAACATTATTAGCATATACTTGATGCCATTTACTTGTCACACTACCTAATGAATTTCGTGTGGCAGTAGCAGGAACAATACTTGAAATAAACGTGCCAGTAGTAGTGATTGTATCAGTAGTTGTATCACCAAGAACTGTGTTGCCATTTACATTTAATGTGTCAAATATCGCTGCAGCAACCGAGAATGCTGAGTTAGCAGGGAAAGCGAAGTCTCCACCGATAGTCAGGTTTCCGTCAATAACCGTGTTACCCATTGCATATAAGTTCTTACCAATCTTAACAGAGTTAGCAGTTTCTACAGCATAACCAGTTGTGACAGAAGTACCAACACCAACAGTAGTACCAAACGTAGCAGTTCCTTCAGTATGCTGATTAGCAAAATTACCTTTCATAGTAATTGTATCAGAAGTATCATTACCTAAAGTAATGTCACCATCAGAAGTAATATTACCTGTTGCGTGAATATTACCACCAACATTTAAGTTCTTAGCAATACCAACACCACCACCAGTTACGATAGCACCAGTTCCAGTTGTAGTTGATTGAGTTGTATCTGAAAGACTTAACGTACTAAGAGATGTATTACCAGCAACAGTTAAATTTTCATCAACATTTAATTCTTTAATTCTACCTAGACCAGAAACGTAAACATTAGCAACGTTTCCTTTTACTGTAATTGTATCAGTAGACGCATTACCTAGTGTCATATCACCATTGGCAGTAAACGTTCCATTCACACCTAACGTTCCACCAACAACAGCATTATTCGCATATACCGTGCCTTTAGATCTGATGTCAGTCCATCTACGAGTAACAGAACCCAACGAACCAGCACCATCAGTCTTAGGAATCATTGAAGTTGAAACACCTTGACCCGCAGCAGTACCTAGTGACAATTCATCTACATTAGCAACACCGTCAATATAAAGGTCTTTAAATTCTTTAGTAGCAGAACCTAAGTCATATGTGTCATCAGTAGTAGGTGTGATATGACCAGTTGAAGTTAAACCAACAACCGTAACATCACTCGAGAAGTTTGCTTGACCATTTGAATCGATCGTACAAACTGCTGTATTACTAGAATCCGTAATAGTGAATTTAGAATCACCGTTGGTATCAACCATTTTGATGTATAAATCAGAATCACCAGCAGTAGCATCTTTAGCAAGATACATTTCTACTCTATCAGTATCACTTGAGAATACTAGAGCAGGAGAATCACCATTGTCACTGAATGTTGTATTAGAACCTGATAAAATGATGTTCGAAGAGTTTGAAGATAAGTCAGAAATATCTCTTAAAGTTAATGATTTAAAATCTAACGCATCAGTAGAACCAGCAACTCTTAAGAATTGACCTAGACTACCACCAGTTACACGGATACGTGAAACGTCACCCATAATAATTCTATCAGTACCAGCAGATGTAAAGTTTACATTACCAGTGAAAGTAGTATTAGCAGAGATGGTTAGTGTAGTAGCATTAACCGTTGTATTAGAACTGATAGATATGACACCATCAGCAGAAGTGTTACCACCTTTAAGAGTAGAGGTTCTTAATTCGTTAGCAGTAAACGTACCTTTAATATGTCCATTACCGTATGAAGTTCCACTTCTATTAGCAGAACCTGCTCTTGAAACCGTAACAACGTTGTTACTAATAATAGTTGCTACTTCGTTGGTATTATTTCTCCAACTATTGAAACTATCATTTAGTTCTGTGTTTGAAACTGATATTGCCATATTTTTCTCTACTTAATAAGTTGTTGTAGTAATTCTTTTATTTCTTTCATATCCTGTTTAAGGGATTGAACGTCATCGTTCATTTCTCTGTCTTTGTCACGTCTTGCCTTATACTTCTCTAGACTAGACATATTAGAGTTTAGGACTGCTTGGGTATTTGTATCCCTTATCAGTTCTTCCTCATCTTTTATCTTCAAAGTTTTCATAGTATTTACTTGACTTATTCACACTTTAGTAGTATAATAGAGGTGTTGCCTCTTTGATATAATAGTAACTAAACTGTTTTAATCTATTTCTGTAATGCAATTGCTCTCATATCTTTAACCAAAGGAACAATATTAGTTCCAGTACTTGTCATAACAATCTTAATTGCAAACGTTTTATATGTATGATAGATACTACCACCAGCAGAACGATAAGCAACAACTCCACTATTAGAACTATTTAGGTGAGCATGAGAGTTAGCACTTGTCAAGAATCCTTGACCATCTGTATTAGCACTAAATCCAAATTCAAACTCTTTCATATCAGTATTATCAACTGAGTCAGAATAAGTATTACTAGAAGTTATTTGAGTCAAAGGAGTAAAGTCCTTATCAGCAAATGCATCAGCATCTTCAGAGTTATGAATTGCAGCATACACTTTAACTTCAGTACCTTGAGGTTTATAAGATGTTAAGAATACACTTAAATCTTCCGCATCCTGACCATCTGCTAACTCAATAGGTTTAGTGAAATATCTAACAGATGCACCACCAACCTCTTTATGTTCATCAGTATTAACATTATTTATCACATTACCAATAACGATTCCATTGATTCTTGATTCGTCAATAACTGGAGATACATATGTATCAGTCGTAGAGAAAGAACCTTTCAATACTAATGACTTCTTAGAACCATCAACAGCAGTTAAACCTGTTTCGTTAGTCTTAGAATATACTTTCTTCTCACCAATTAAGAAATCGTTTTCAACACCAGTATCAATATTAGTATATGAAGAACCAATAACACCTGAAGTAGATGTAGTTCTTGTAGTCCAAGAAGCAACAGTATTACCGTGAACGATTTGCGGAATCTTAGGGATAGCAGTATTAAACGCAACGTTGTCAACTGAAGTCACTCTAGATGTAGCACCCGAAACCTGACCACGAGCATAACCGTTTGCCCAAGAACCAGTCGCATTATCTAAGTAAAGTTTACCATTAGTTGAGTCAGTGAACCTAACAAAACCACTGTTAGTATTGGCAGTAAATGCTGCCACTTTACCTTTACCACTCGTGAAGTTAGAACCCAATATGAGAACTGAATTATTACCAGTTGCCATAGTACCAAACTTAGCAGGATTATATGGGTCTACCTTAACAATAACAGTACCATTAGCATACTCATTAACAATACTTCTTACAGTGCCATTAGCAGAAGTAGCAGTTGTATTAGCAATAACAGTACCAACCGTAACATAATCACCTGCAGCATTACCAGTAATTCCTTGAAGGGTTAATACTGACTCAGCAACAACTTTCTCACCGTGGTTAAATGTGCCATAGTTATTATCAACACTCATAAACTCAATATCATCATTCTCTACGTAGATCGTACCACCACTTGTTGTAAAGTCTGCTCTATGTAATTTGAACTTAAGATCTTCAGACTGAATCGGAGACCAAGTCTTATCGTTAGCAGAAGTAAACATTACTCCAGCAGCAGGTTGCTTATGAATTAATTCATTAGTATCTACATCAGTTCCACCAAGTTCACCAACCCATAATGCGAAGTCGTCAGAATTACCACCTGGAATAATAGTCATCGCATAATCCGTACTATTCTTCAAGAATACTGGAGAGTCGAATGTAAACGAAGTAGCAGTATCGGAAGAAGTTGCATTAGCACTCACTTCACTTGGTTGTAAAGTTTTAGAACCATAAGGAACAATTGTATTCGTAGGGAATCCAGTTTCAACTTCTCTAATTTGTACAGTGACAGGGAAAGTGCTAGACTTCTTACCAAAGTATAAATCTAGTTTAGTAATAAACGCACCATCAGACTCGCCAGCAACAACTGAGAAAGTTTGTGATAATGGATCCGAAGATGGCCATCTTCTCCAATTTCTTGTTCTAACAGATGTTAAAGTTCTATTATCAGATACATTATTATCAGAAAATTGAGGAGTTACCATATTGACAGACGAACCTCGTTGAGTCACATCTAATCCAATACTTGTATAATCACCGTGAGCAGAAGTAGTTACTAAGTCTGCTTGAGTAGTTGTATTTGAAATATCTTTCAATTCAAAACGTCTAGTACCAACACGGAATTTAAGGTTACTATCATTAGGAACACGGAACATACCGTAAACATTACCAGAAGCATCTGTCGTTAGACTAGAACCCTCTGAAGTAGTATTAGCAAATGATGAGTTAGCAGGTGTACAATACAAAGTTACTGGTTCGTCATCGAAATATGGATACACACGGGTATTAGGTTTCATTCTAGTACCAGTAAACTGAATCATTCTAGAACGGATATACTCACGAACAGCAACATTAGTTACTTGGTTACCCATAGAGAAAGTTTCCGTTGATGGACTTACTGAGGTCGTGATACCATTTATAATTTGGTTAGTTTGAGTAGTAGTAGTTGTAGACCCACTCCACCAATTTCCAGAAGAAGTTGTTGAAGAAGTCTCACCAGTCGTTGCCCAATTACCCCAATCAGTTCCAGTAACACCAGTTCTATCTGCAATTTCAGCAATAGCATCATACATTCCACTGAAGTCCATTTGAATGTCAGGTAGAGTAGTTGTATCGCCAGTATTGTCAGCAGCAGGGTTTAGATTAACTTCACCTTGCCAGTTGAACGATAATTCTTGTACTGGGTTTCTTAACTTACTTCCAAACGGTTGAGATAATAACTCAGTATTAGTATAATCAAGAGTAATTAAATCGCCAGTCTTAGTCACGTTTGAAGAAGTAAGAGATAAGTCTTTAGTGAAACTTACATCAGATCTATTAAATGTAGGTCTCAATTCAGATTTATTTCTATCAACTGCAGCACGATAACCAACCTTACTTGAGTCGGCAATATTATGACCATCAAAGTTATCAACTAAGAAACCATTCTTAAATCTATCAACACCAGTAGTACCAAACATTTGTTTGTTCTTAGCGGATGCTTCTAATGCATTAAGAGATGAATAGTATTCAAGGTTCTTGATACGTTGTTCAACAGAACGAAGATCCTTCATCGTATATCTACGATTATTTTCAAGATCTAACATTACTTGATAGTCAGTTCTGTTGTATGCTTTAGCAACATATGAAGATAACGATGGGAATACTGGAACATTTAACACACCAAGTGTCATCGCTCCTGCTAATTCATCAGGAGTTCTTGGAGTTAGAGCAGGAACACCTTTAGTGACTTCTACTTTACCCTCTTTAGTTAATACAACTCTATCCTTTCTGGGCAAGTAGTATTGAATATCTGCTTGGAAGTTTTCATCAGGAGTTGGCATCATCGCACCAGACGAGTCAATACTAAATGCAGTTAATTCCGCAGGGTTAGTAGGTGCTAAAGCAACAGTACCAGTCGCAGATGGAGTAACTGTATTTGTTTTAATAGGTCTAAAGTCTACCGCATCTCTTAGATCGTATCTCTTACCAGTGGTAGGAGAATTGAATAGAGGAATTTCTTGAGTAGTAATAGCAGAAGTGTTAGCAGAATTAGTATCATCAATTGGGTATGAGTCTACAGATAAGTAACCAATACCAGTTGATGTATCTCTATTGAAGTAACTAAACTTAACCATTAATCCAACATTAGTTAAGTCGAGTGAACTTGTTGCTTTCTGTTTAAGGAAAGAAGTATCGTAGAATGCATCCTTCATACCGTTGTCTAATTCGAAGTCTGACGTTACATCATTACTCGCAGTAGTAACTCCAGTATTAGAACCCTGATAAACAGAAACTAATTTGAATGCATCAGCAACACCTAGTGACCAAGCACCATTCTTACTAGCACTATGCGAACCAGTATTAATATGAATGAACTTATCTTTCAATACAGTCTTAGCAGTTTGAACAGCATCAGTTCTTAAACGGTTAAAGTAAACCGAAGCAGTAAATGTAGAAGCAAGGTTTGCTTGACCTAGATTAACTTGATGTTGAGATGAAGTTGAAGTGATACTACCGTTTGACGTTAAGTCAAAGATATAACCACTAGGGAATGAAGTTTTATGTGCTACTGCAGCATCAGTTCCAGAGAATACATCAACAACTTTCAATGAAGTGTCAGTCGTAATTTCAGAAACTATTTGAGCAGCATGAGCACCACATTTAATAACATCACCAACTTGATATTGCGTAGTAAATACTGTTGAAGTACCAGTAACTGTATTACCAGTATATGAAACGTGTCCAGTATGAGCAGCAGTATCAACTGCTGTTTTAGAAACGATTAATATATTTCTTTCATCAGTATTTGATAACGGAGAACCAGTATCATTATTAACTTCAGTACCACCTGCGTGGGCAGAATTTGCCGTTACAATTGAAGTTCCGTCAGTAGCAAACGTTACAGTCTGCTCAGTTCTGTACACAAATTGAGTATCTACATTGTTAGATGCGTCTTTAAGTGTCTTAGTACCGTTTTGAGTGAAAGGGAATACAAGAGTGTTAAGACCTGCTTCTTGTAGTTTAGCAGAACCATTAGTTTCAAGTACAATATCACACATTGATTTTGGACCAGTCGCATTGTTCTCGTAAATACCTCTTACATCAGAGAATGATTTGCCACTGTTCATTTGAACGTCGAATAAGTAAACTCTAAATTGACCTAATGAAGTTCCTGGAGTACCTGCATGATATTGGAAACCACGAACTCTTGCTGTACCAATAGCACTACCACTAGCACCAGTTGTACCGAAGTTCTTACCAGAAATACCAGTTTGAGCAGCATCGTGTAGAGCAACTTCTCTTAAACCTTGGAAGTCCCAAGTACCAACACATTCTTTAGCAATAACGTAGTTACCAAATGCTTGACCAATTGTACGACCATCTTTAGTATCCCAATCAGTTGCTTTATCAGCATCTCTGAATACAGATGATTCAATAGAAATTTTATTACCACTTACATAACCAATACCTTTTTCTACTTCACATACAAGTTTATTAACATCACCACCATCAGCAGAAGAATAACGACCAAGGTTGTTATCACCTTTTAGGTGTTCTCTAATTCTTAGGTTAAATGGTTCGATAGCAAAGTTACCACTAGTTTCGTAACTTCTCTCGTTAATATAACTACCCAAGTCTGAGTATGTTGTATCAGTAAATCTTTGAGAGATAGCACCGTTCTCGATCTCAGCAACACTAAAGAATGTAGTTGTATTCGCAGCAGTTAAACTTCTTACTGCTAGAGTAGGTTCCATCTTAAGACGAGAAGCACCTGGAGCAGCAAAGTTAGTAGAACCAGTTGAGTTATCAAGTAATGAAGAATCCGCATTAGAATCGATAATAGTTTCTCTTGTTTCGAAACCAACCTTTTTATTAGGAGTAATTGAATACTTATCAACAATAACACTTTGAGGAGCAACTCTTACGAAATTACCTTTATGATAAACAACACCATCAGATACAGTTGCTCTGAATCCTTCACCAGTCGCACTTGAAGTAATTGTATTACCAGCAACAACAAAATCGTTATTACCTGAATGTCTTAATAATAATGTTTCATTATCAGTAAATGTTTTAGTTGTATTGTTAGAACCAGAGTTTGTGTAGTTTACAAATAATGATAAGTAGTTTGGCGAAGCAGCCTCAGAACCCTCTTTAGCATCTACCAATTTAGCAGTCATTCCAGAAGTAGCACCTGTCACAACAACATTAGCGATAGCACTTCCATTAAAGAAGTCGCCCAATAGCATTACACGGTTGTTAGCATCCTTATCTCTAAGTTTAACATAATCAACAGTGCTAGTTGAAACACCAACACCACTAATAACCGTACCATCTACTACAACTTCATTAGCAAATCGTTCTACTTGATTTTGCAGAATCGATTGCATTTGAGTTAATTCTCTTGCTTGAACAGAATATCCTGGACGGAATAGAACTCTATGAAAATTCTTTGTTTCGTCGAAGTCGTCGAAGTAAGGGGATTGGTTTAGGTTTGTTTCGATGCTCATTTATTTTTCCTTTAAAAATCTAAAATGATTTTAATGTCTTCAATTTGTTTTGGATCTCTTGTCACTGGTTGTATGTTTTCAGTAAATAAGATTTCCCCAGAATATGTATTCGCTTCTGGACCCTTGATCGCTTCAACAGTCGCAACCTTTGTTTCACTTGTGCTTTTAAGTATAATATCATCTTTAGTGAATGCTGCATAGTCGCTATAACTATCTACATCATTCGCATATACCGTATAGAAAGATGGATCTGATTCAGTTTCATCTTCTCTAATATAAACGACGTTACCATTTGCTGACTTAACTGCATTTACTAATGCTGCAGAACTTCTTGCTACTGGACCTAATTCTGTCACGAATTCTAATTCACCAATTTCAGCACGTAATCTATTTCTTTCATTTGTTAAGATATCACCAACAACCAATGGGTTCTTTGGATCAGAACCTTCCATTTGATTATATGAAATACCCATTCTTGTAGTCAACCTTAATGCAGCAGGACTATTAGATGTATTAGCAACATTTTCGATAGTTGTTGTATTGTTATTAGCATCTACCTTTAATACTGGATCTTTTAAGATACTAATAGTTCTAAATTCTGTATTACTTGGAATGTATCCATTACCGTTAGCAGAAATACCCTCAGTTCCATTATACTTAACAGTTAGCATTAACCTATCGGCACCTAATTCGCGAATTGGGTCTGAACCATGTCCACCAACTGGACTGATTACAGCATTAGCAGTAACTCCAGCACCGTGAATATTATTTGATGTAATTAATACGGTTGCCCTTGTGTAGTCTTGACCAACAGCAATAACTGCTACGTTTGAAATAGCACCAGTTGAAGTATCAACCCTTGAGTATGCCTTAGCACCAGCACCATCACCAATAAATGTTACAGTTGGTGAGATTATAATCCTTGAGTCTGTATTACAAGTTGTAGCAAATGCAGTATTAACTGTAAGTGTTTTAGTTGCACCAGAATAATCGATAACACGTCTTAACTGACCAGCACCCGTACCTGATAATACATAAACACTAGAACCATTATAGTAGTTGTCGATTGGTGATGGTGGATTATCACCTGCAGCAGACATTTTCAAACTATCTCTACCACCTGCTTCCACAACACCATTAGCAACCATATGATAACCTGAACCAACGTTCACAGTTTCTACAACTTGAATAGAACCATTAACTGCAGCATTTTGTACTGCCAATTGTCTATCGGATTCAATAGAACCATCACCAGCAGAAATAGTTTTTACTGGCATATGTGATGGTGTTAAGAATTTCTCTGCCTCACCTAAAGAAACTGAGTATATGTATTTCCAAGTATAACCATCTGAGGTCGTAAACGGTAATGTTGAGAACCCATTAGGTTTGATTGTTGATGCAGCACCTTTATTATTGTATAAGCATTTATATACATTATACTCATCAGTCAGCACCCAAGTCGCACGTGCATAGACGTCTTCGTCTGTATCTCTGTACATCGAATATACTGTACCAGTATTCCAATCGTATCTTGTTGTGACATGAGAACAATCACTATCGTTGATTTTCTTAGCACCAATAAATTCTCTATGAATATTATACCTTAAATATTGGTCAGTATCGTCTGTTTGATCTGGGACGGGGTCTTCTGCCCAAGCATTAGATCTACCAATAACACAATAAAGAATTGTAGAACGTTTTACTGTGCTACTATCTTCTTCAGCATTCATTGCGTGAACGAATGCTTTAGCATTGTTAATTGATAATTCTTTAGTTGCGTAGATTGTTGTAGATGATGAAGGCATTAAATTGATCCGTATTTATAGTATGTATTAGCACTTGACAAATTAGTATTCGCCCATGCTATTTTCACGTTAGCAGTAGTATCATTCGTTACTATATTTAGGGGAATTGCATAGAACGATTTGTGAGCATGCTCAACTATAATCGTATCATTATTCGCAAATTCTGATAAGAACGAAGTACCACTACCGTTTAATGTATAACTTCCATTATTTATACTAATTGTTCCATTTGACTGTGACAATTTACCATTATCAGAAGATACCGACACATTAACATAGGCATTACTTTGTGAACGGAACTTACCGAATAATGCTTGACCAGCAGGATGTACAAGTTTTAATGCATAATCACGGTATCTGTCAAGAGAAATTGCTGAAATAATCTCATAAGAGAATTCTTGATAGTATTCGCTGTCTTGGATATAACCACGAGCAGAGGATACGTGACTCCTAGTTGTAGCATAATATCCTTCAGCATTAGCAACACCACTTAACCCTAACGTGACCACAGCACTTGTAGCAAGTGGACGATCGGATGCTTGTAATATAACACTCTCGCCTTGCTTATATGCATAACCAGAATCTAAAGTTCTTAACCCAGTAATCGTACCATTAGCACCAACGTTTGCTTTGATGTCAGCATTATCACCTAACACACCTTCGTCTTTGATTGTAACAATAGTAGCACTACCAGTATTAATAACACTTCTAGTATCTGCTTCTAATCCTGGAGTATAAGATGAGTTAAATGATTGTAGAGCAACTGTTGCGTTGTTAGCAAAAGTAATATTTCCTGGCTTTCTTTGTAATAAGTCTTGCCAAACCCTAACAGTCATTTCATATTTACCATCAGGGTTTATGATAATATTAATAGGTTGATTCGGACCAGCACCTGCTTTAACGTGAGCAGTCGCACCAGTTGATGATTGAACAATCTTATCATTCGTATCGAGTTTAGTAAAACTAGAATTGCCAGTTCCCCAATTCACGTCAGTGCTTTGTAAAGTTATGTATGATTCGCCAATGCCTAAAGAAGCAATATCATTTTCTCTCACTTTGATAGTAGGTGCAACTGAATAACCAGCACCACCTACAATTAATGATATCTTATCAATTGAACCAATTGTTTCTGCTGAGAATAATAATGAGTCAGATAACTTAGTATGGATATTTTCAATCAATGTGTTAGATGTATCGTTCGCCGTATTACCAATTATTGTAGATGAACCAACAACCCTTAATCCTTCGTTTTGGATAAATGCTTTCATCGGACCATTATCAAATTGAGATGAAACATTAGCAGTTGTATTAGCACCAACTTGTAGAGTGACTAAATGTCTGTCATCTGCACCACCAACACCTGCGGTA